TAATAGCGTCTATCTGCTCTTTATTCTGAGCTTCGATTTTTTCTAATAATTCTTTTTCTTCTTTTGTCATTTTAAATTTTCTATTAAATATTTATAATTTATTCCTTTGTGAGTGCCATTCGGCTGCTCGTCATCAATGCTGTTCAGCGGTTGATTCTTTAAGTTATTATCTAATGTAGGTGTTGCTGTGTTACTCCCAATTGGAACAGCACTACCCTCTATTATTCTTGCTTCACGTACAGCCCAAAAATAGCCTTTATCTTCTGCTAGTTCTTTATTGGCTATACTATCTATATATTTCTCCCAAATTTCAAACTCTTTATCATACCCTTCATTATTTACTGCTAAGTCGATTCTAATGTAGCTCATCCCTACACTATGATTCTTTACAAATCCTTTAGCGTACTGATCGAACATAAACTCGTTACGCCCTCTTTTTATTGTTGAATCAAATATTAAAGCCTGTGTATCACCTTCAAATTTCAATCCTAATTCAGTCCAGGGTATTACTTTTACAAATGCTTTTAAATCTTTACCGTCTGAAATGATCTTATCAAAACTCATTTTATGCTCCTGTAGGTGCATAATCATTTTATTTTGTTTTAGGCTTTTTCCCCAAAGTCCTTTAATATGTACGTCATCGTGTGAGTCCATTATATTAGTAGTGTTTATAACTACCTTTACTTTTATCTCATCGTTTTCAGGCGTAAAAGGTTTATTAGCCTTAAATGTTTCTTCTTTGCTATCATAATACAAAATACTCAAGGCGTCGGCCTCTTTCATTACTGCTTTTTTCTGAGCTACTAACGTGGATTTATTTGTTACCAAAAAATCAATCAGTTCGTCTTTACTATCAAATTCAGGAATATCCATCACTTTTGTATTATTACGTTTTTCTTCAAAGATTTATTTTTTTTAATCTTCTCAACATCTTTCTTACTCAGTTTCTTTTTTGGCATTTTGTTTGTCTAAAAGTTCAACCGCTTCGCTCTGTTTTAATCCTACAACATTAATTAAAATGTTTACCGCTGCTTCATAACTTACATTACCTAATTGTATTGCTTCGTTTAATGCTAATACTGTATCAACTGCAATCTTATGTCTTTCGGCCTCTATTTTCTTATCGGCTTGTAATGCTTCTATGTGAGAATAATCTAAATAATATTCTCTATTGAAATCTGATGAGTTTACCGTTCTATTTATCTCTTGTGATATGTGTTTAGCATCAGGTAAAATCGAATCGGTATAAAGTTGTTTCCATGCTACATTCATATTAGAGAATGTTGAACCCTCTAAATAATTCATTAACAAGATAGGATAATCATATCTATTGGCCAGTGCTATTGTACTCTCTTTTACTTCTTTATATAGCTCTAAATCCTTTATAGGAATAGATATAGGATTCCATTTAAGGTCAGCATTAGTTACAATTATTTGCCATTGGCCTTTAGTTAATCCATACTTATTTAAACTCTTTTGTAGTTCCTCTTTTTTCTCAATAGGCTGCACACCCATATCACCTTTAGTATTATTCGATAACACACCAAAAGCTCCACGCCTTGTTATATATACATTTCTTGCTTCGTATGCTGCTTTAATATTACTTAACGCCCAATCTAATGACTTTAATGGTGATTCACCTGATACATATTGACCGTTTAAAAAGTCCATGTTTGAACTTGCTATGTGGCTTACTTGGTTTGTTCTGAAATCGTAATTCTGACCACGTAACAATAAAACATACTTTTCTACTATATCGTCTAACTTTGTTTGATAAAATAGCTTACCTGATGACTTTGCAAATGTATATCTAGCAGGTAGATTATAAATTGCTTTTACTAGGTCTGGTGTTGGTGTTCTGTGTAGTGGAGTTAATAAGAAAGGAAAGGCGTTACCGAATACTTGAAAATCTATATATAGTTGCTCTAACCACGACATACTTGACTGTAATGGATTAGGTCTTGATAATAGATTTAAAAACTTATCGTTTTCAATTGGTTCGCCTGTACTTAATTCTTTACATCTCCATATTCCTTTTGATAGTTGTTTCGCTTTACTAAATACTATTGCATTTAATTCCGGTACTTCACTAAATGCTTGTGCATAGCCCTCGTTATCTTTAAGACCATACCACCTCGCATTTACATTCCCAAACGTATCAAAGATTGTTTTTTTGCCTTCGGTTTGTGTACGAAAGCGTTTAAATATATTGGCCATTTAAAACTAGTTTATATTATATAAACGTTTAAAAGTTATAAATGTTATATCTTAACTAAATGAGCAAATCGGAGTCGAATTACTTTTGATAATCCTGCTAGTGAATCAGGAGCGTCATCAGGTTGGTTTTCTACTTCTTTTAGGTAGTGTGTTAATTGATATAAAAATGCTTTATATTCTTGGTTTTGTTCGTCATCTTCTAAAAAATAATATTCACATATATACCCGGACTGCATTAATATTCTTGTTTCCTTTTTACCTTTTGCTAATACTCCTATAATTATATTATTCGGACATTCGTCTTTTAAATTGTTATAGTATAGCGTTCCTTCTTTGTTTGTTTCTAAGTATGTATAGTCTAGATTTTCACCGTTTATTAGTTCTATTGTTCTCGGTTGTGTTATCCGTAATGTATCGGGTGTAAACATTACTTTTGTGATATATACTTTTATCTTATTCTCATCTGTGAATATATAAGCTATTGGAAAACTATAATTATCTTTACCTTTGTCTGCTGCATCAATAAATCCTATCTTACCTTCGATTGCATCTATATCTAAATCAGACATTCTAAATCGTTTCAATATACTAATAGGAAATAACACCCCTTCTAATGGTGTTGGGTTTTGCATGTATTGACGTTCAAATACAACAGCGTTTATTCTTTTAAGTTTGTTTAATTCTTCTATTGTGTGTTTAAATTCCCAAAGCGGAACCTCTTTTTTATCTTCTATCTTAATACATGGTAAGCAAATAATATTCCATTCTCCCGGTTCTTGCTTTTCTAGGTATCCTGCTA